ATTTCAGGTTATATTAGACCCGGTCAGTCAATGTTTTGGGAAAGAATATTAGGAACATTAAAACCAGGTTTGCCTCTTAATTATAAAGATTGTGAAAATAATATATCTAAAGTATTAAAAATTTTTAGAGTAAATAATATGATAATTGGTCATACACCTCAGAGTTTTTTATTAAATGATAATATAAATGGCACATGTGGTAATAAAATATGGCGTGTAGATGTTGGTTCTAGTCGTGCATTTGATGGTGTTGATAATCATTTTTTAAATTCAGGTGATCGTCATCCTAATCGTAGATATCAATATTTGGAAATATTAAATGATACTGAATTTCATGTGTATGATGAAAATTCAAAAATCTTTTAAGATTTTTTTGAATTTTCATTCTAGGAAAAAATAATTAAATCCATAATTATTTTATAATATATAATATATTATGGATTATAAATATAAATATAATAAATATAAATTAAAATATATTAATTTGAAAAAAAATCAACATAATGATCAAACAGGAGGTGTTCGTGTAGAATGTCCTGAAAATAAAAAAATGTGTGAACCACCAACTCAATATATGGGATTATGTATAAATAATGAAGATAATTGTGATGCTGAATATGACGAACAAAAACTAGGTATGAGTATTCCCACAATTAGTTGGGATAATCCTGAAACTGATAAAGATGATATAACTAAATATGAATTAGGATTAAAAAAAGGATATATTGAAAATAATTTAAATAAAAATTGTGGTATTAGTATTATATTAAATAAATATGTAAATACAGATGATAATTGTTCTGTTCCAGATAGATTTTCAATATTCACATTAAATATTATGGGAATAATAAGAAATAATGAGGATAAATTAAAATTAATGGAACATCGTGTTAATATATTAATCAATGAAATTAATGAAAAAAATCCAGATGTTATGTGTTTTCAAGAAATGTCTGCAGAAGTATTAAATAAACTGTATCCTATAATTAGAGAAAAATATCCTTATTGTTATGAAGATGATCTATCAGAAATATTAAAACAAAGAAATAAAGATATTGAAGTATGTATTATTTCAAAATATCAACCAAGAAAAGTTACTGTAATGAATTTGGGAGGAAATCTTGGATATTTTAATTCATTAGCTATGATTGAATATGATAATATAAATATTTTTAATTGTTATTTTCAGGCTGGATCAATAGCATCACCTGGACAAAGATTAAAATGGCAACATTATTCTCGTTGTAGAGCACAACAATTCAAACATATTAAAAATTTAATTTTACAAAATATTGAAAAACCGTCAATAGTTTTGGGTGATTTTAATTGTCATTTAGATGGTGATATTAAAGATTGGCCTGAATTAAAATATTTACAAGATATGCAATTATTAGATTCATGGAAAATTATTAATCCACATGATTTAGGATTAACAGAAAATACTGATCTTAATCATTTAAGATTTAATAATAAATTTGAAACAAAACATTATAGATATGATGCAATATTATTTATTGGTAATATAAGACCATTATCATCTATAATTATTGGTGATAAATCTAAAATAATAGAAGATGATGAAATAAATAGAATATATGAAAAAGTAATATTGCCAAAAGATGGTTTACAAAATCCTAATCTTAGAATTGCTCATAAACAAAATGATAAAAATTATTATGATCTATTTATATCAGATCATTTTGGAGTAATGTCTGAATTTAAATTTGTATAAAAATAAAATAAAACAAACTAAAATAAAACAAACTAAATTTGATACAATTTGAAAAAATAATAATCTATTGTGAAGCTTTTTTAGATGCACGTTTTTCAGCCATTTCTTGTTTTACTTTCTCTAATTTAGATTTAAGGTCTGATGAACTCATATTGTTAAGATGTTCTACTGCACCTTTTACACTACCTTTTTTTTTAAGAGCAGCACTTACAACTTTGGTAAGGGCTGGTCCATCCTTTATATCTGTGTGTACATTTTTTAACTTCTTTCTTTACTTGTAACATATTAACAAACTATTCTGGTAATCTTCTCATCTTATTTTTCTAGATAATATGATATTATATAAATTTAATTATAATCCATATAATATCATTTTAAAATAAAAAAATGAATAATAATATTTAAATTACTTAATGACAAATTTTTATAATATTATAAAAATGAATAGAAATGAATTAATAAATAAATATAAATGTAATATTTATTATAGATATTTAGATCTTATTAAATCTGGAAAAACTATAGATAATATTAATAATTTTGATTTAGCTAAAATTTTTGAATATTATTCATGTATCAAATTAACTGAAGAATATAAACAAATGTTTTATGAATATAATGATATTACTCCTGAATTTAAAGAATTATATAATCTTTCAAAATGTGATACTGGAATAGACGCTTGTAATTTAAGTGATACTATTGTTCAATGTAAATTAAGAATAAAAAATTTAACTTGGAATGAATGTGCTACATTTTTTGGAAGTCAAAATATATTTTGTAAAGAAAAAAAAGAAACTATAATTAAATGGAAAAAATTAATTATTACACGTAATTCAGAATCTGTATTATCAAATAATTTGAAAAATAAATTAGATATGTTTTTTGATAAGACATATTCAAAAAAAGAAATATTAAATTTTTGTAATAATTTAAATCTTAAACCACCAAAATTTATTGAATCTAATAATAAATTAATTATTAGAGATTATCAAAAAGAAATATTAGAATTAATTAATAAAACTAATAAAAATATTGTTGTATCATTACCAACAGGTACAGGAAAAAATGTTGTTATTATTAATAGTTTACATAAAAATAATAAATATCTGATTTTAGTTCCTAAAATAATATTAATGGAACAATTAAAAGATGAAATTATAAAATATAAACCAATATTTAAAAATGATATTCAGACAATTGGTAATAATAATAATAAATATAATGAAAATAAAAATATAACAATATGTGTATATAATAGTATCACTATAATTAATAAATATTTCAATAATTATAAAAAAATTTTTATAGATGAAGCACATCATATAGTAAAACCATTGATATATATTGATGATAATGAAAATGAAAATGAAAATGAAAAAAATCAAAACAATGATAATGATAACAACAATGTTGACGATGATGATGATGATGACGATGACGATGACGATGACGATGACGATGACGATGACGATGACGATGACGATGACGATGACGATGACGATGACGATGACGATGATGATGACGATGATGATGACGATGATGATAATGACAATGATGATGTTGATAATAAATATATAAATATAATTAGAAATTTATCTAAATATAATAATAATGTATATCTATCTGCAACAATTGATAAAATAGATAATTTTGAATATTATCATAAAGATATTAGAGATATGATAGATTCTAAATATTTATGTGATTATAATATTAAAGTTCCAATTTTTTCAGAAGATCCAACAAACAAAAATATTTGTGAATATTTAATCAAAAATTATAGAAATATTATTATATATTGTAATTCACATATTGAAGGAAATACTATTAATAATTTAATGAATACTATTCAACCAAATTGTTCTAAATATATTGATTGTAATACTAATAAAAATAAAAGAAATAAAATTGTAAATGAATATAAGAAAGGAAATTTACCTTTTTTAGTAAATGTTAAAATATTAGTTGAAGGTTTTGATGCACCTATTACAAATGGAATATGTTTTATGCATTTACCTAGTTCAAAAACAACAATAATACAAATTATTGGTAGAGCATTACGTATATATCCTAACAAAACATACGCAAATATTATATTACCGTTTTCAAATTATAATGAAAAAGATAATATTAATAAATTTATAAAAATTATATGTAATAATGATATTAAAATTAAAAAATCATATGTTAATAAAAAAATAGGAGGATATATAGAATTACAAAAAATATATAAAGAGGATAATACTATAAATAATGTGGAAAATACGGAAAACGTAGAAAATGATATAGAATTTAAATATGAATTAATATATGATAAATTAGGTAATAATATTAATTCGATGGATATATGGGAAAAAAATTTATGTTCATTAAAAACATATATTGATAAATATAAAAAATTACCATCTTCTGAAAGTAACAATTATAAAACGAAAAAAATAGCAATTTGGAAATTAAATCAGAATAAAAATTACAAGAAAAATCAATATAATATGTTGAATGATTTTATTAAAAATAAATGGATAAATTTTATATCAGATAATAAATATAAAAAATATTTTATGTCAAATGAAGATATATGGAATTTAAAATTAAATAGAACTAAATTATACATTGATGAACATAATGAGAGACCATCTCAAAAAAATAAAAACATTGATATACAACAATTAGCAAATTGGATATCTGAACAACGTGCAACATATAAAAAAAATAAAAGTATAATGAAAAATATAGTAATACGTAAAAAATGGAAAAATTTTATATTAAATAATAAATATAAAAAACATTTTATATCAAATGAAGACGAATGGAATTTAAAACTAAATGAAATAAAAAATTATATAGACAAATATAATAAAAGACCATCTAAAAATGATATAAATATACAAGTACAAAAATTAGGAAACTGGATATCCGAACAACAAACATCATATAAAAATAATAAAAATATGATGAAAAAAATAAATTTAAAGGAAAAATGGGAAAATTTTATATCTGATGAAAAATATAAAAAACATTTTATATCAAATGATGAAGATTGGAAATTAAATTTAGATGAAATAAAAAAATATATAGATAAATATAATAAACGACCGACAAATTATGATAAAGATATTAAAATAAAAAAATTAGCAAAATGGTTACAACATCAAATATATAATTATAAAAAATTTAAAGGAATTATGAATAATGAAAATATACGAAAAGAATGGGCAATATTTTTATATGATGACAAATATAAAAATTTATTTAATTAAAAATAATTATTATATTATTTTTTTTTATTTATTGTGCAGTCATTCTTGCTGCTTTTTTAGATGCACGTTTTTCTGCGATTTCTTGTGCAACTTTGTCTAATTTAGATTTGAGTTCTGCACTGCTCATATTATTAAGATATTTAACTGCTTCTGCTACACTACCCTTTTCTTTTAATGCAACACTTGCAACTTTTGATAAAGGTGCACCATCTTTTATATCTGTGTGTTTTGTTTTAACTTGTTTTTTAATTGCTAAAAGATCGATCATAAATTGAGGCATACCACGTGATTGTTTACGAGAAGATTTTTTAGAACCTTTTTTAGAAGATTTTTTGCCTCCTTTTTGTGATTTTTTAGAATCTTTTTTAGAATCTTTTTTGCTTGTTTTTTTGGAACCTTTTTTAGATCCACGTCTTTTAGCACCACCAGCAAGTTCTGGCATAGCTGAAGTCAATGAAAATATTTCTCTGTTAAAACTGCTCATATATTAATATATTATATAATAAAAAAATATTGAATTTATATTAAATTAAAATATTATTATTTATATTAAAAATAACACACTTTATAATTAATATATGGGAGTACCTGGATTTTTTGCATGGTTATTAAGAAATAATATACATAATAATATCATATTAAATAAACTTGATAATATAGACTGTTTATATTTTGATGCAAATTGTTTATTTCATCCAAAATGTTTTGATGTATTAAAATTATATTCAAATATAACAGATATAAATAAATTAGAAAAATTAATGATAGATAGAATTATAAAATATATAACTTACATTATCGATTTTGTAAAACCATCACAATTAGTATATATCGCAGTTGATGGTGTTGCACCAGTTGCAAAGATTAATCAACAACGAAAACGTAGATATAAATCAGTATTAGATCAGGAATATATTAAAAAATTAAATCAAAAATATAATAAACAAAAAAATGAAAGTTGGTCAAATATTGTTATTACTCCTGGAACAGATTTTATGATTAGATTAAATGAAGAAATAAATAAATTTATTAAAATAGAAAAATATAAACATTTACAAATAATATATTCATCATATTTAGAACCTGGTGAAGGAGAACATAAAATTATTAGATATATAAAAGAAATGTCTGACGCAAACTTAATTTCTGACAAAAAAACACATGTAATATATGGATTAGATGCGGATTTAATATTTTTAGCAATGTCAGCTTATTCTGATAAAAATAATATATATTTACTAAGAGAATATGATCATATTAAAAGTGTAAATAAACCAATAACAGAAGAAATAAATGAAAGATTATGTTATCTATCTATAAAGAATGTTATAGATACATATAATGAATATATTATAAATAAATTAAAAGAAAATGAAGATATTCTTGATATTAATTTTGATGAAAAGTATAATTTTTCTCATGATTTTATAATTATATGTTTTTTACTTGGGAATGATTTTATACCAAATATACCATCAATTAATATTAGGAATTATGGAATCGAATATATAACTGATGCTTATTGTAATATGTTTCAATTTTATAAAACATATATTTATAAAGATAATAAAATAAATTTAGAATTATTAAAAATGATTTTTGATTTTCTAAAAAATTATGAACATGAATATTTCTCAGAAGTTCTACCAAAATATATTCAAAAAATAAAACATAAAAAATATATGGGATCGGATCCATATGAAGAAGAAATATTTAATCGTGATAATTTAAGAAATATCAAAATTGATAATAAAATAAATCTTGGAATTGGAGAAATATCTGATTATAAATTTAATTATTATGAAATAAATTTTCATACAAGAATAAATCAAAATCAGATGATAGATAAAATTTGTAAAAATTATATTGATATGATTCATTGGATCTGTAAATATTATTTTGATTTTGATATGCCATCATGGACATATTATTATGAATTTAATCATGCGCCATTTGCTTCTGATATGTATAATTATATCGATAAAATAAAAGATATTTATAAATATGAAATAGAATATAAAGAAAATATAAAAATTGAAACACAATTAATATCAATAATCCCACCAGTATATTCAGATATATTTAATAAAAAAATAATAGATAAATATAAAATTAATTATAATGATATTACAACAAGATATATGTTACCCGACAAAATAGAATTAGAATATGATAAAGAAATATATTGGATGTGTGAACCAAAATTACCTATGTTAGATATAGATCTTATTATTTAGAATTTATTTAGAATTTATTTAGAATTTATCTAGAATTTATTAAGATTAATTCTAACCGTTTTCTTTTAATTTTTCCAGAGCATATGATAATTGTTCTTTAGTAATTTTATAAGAGATTGCTTTTCTATTCTGTCTTTTTAATGATTTTAATTTTTTATATCTTTCAATCCATCTATATAATGATTGTTTAGGACAATTAAAAATTTTACTAACATCATCTAAACTTACATTATTTTTCAAATAATATTTTACTGCAGATATTTTATAATCATCGCTTTTATGCTTGATCATTTATATATAAATTATTTATACACTAAAAATTTGTATCATTTTAAATCTTCAAGGGTGTAAATTCTAATTTGAACAATTTAATTAATATTCTTTCGCAATCATCAGAATTATTACAATATGTATGTAAATATATTACACTATTTTTTGGTTTTACCAATTTTATAAATATTTTCATTTGTTTTTATAAATTCTCTTTCTTATCTTTTAACCGCCTGAAAAAATTATCAAAAGTTAAATGAATCTTAACTGGCATTGGTGTTATAACACCGATAGGCAGTTAAGGGATAATAAATAGATATATTCAATATTTAAATTTGCATTCATTGATATATTAGTTTTTTTTGACATATATTATAATATAGAATTTATTTCTTATAGATTTTTATAAAAAAATAAAAAATAATAAAATAATAAATTAATAAAAAAAAATAATATAAATAAAGTTATTTAATAATACGTTAAATTTATTAATAATTATATTATACTATTAATATAATATTTATAATGAGTGACATTTTTGAAAAAACTATAGATAAATCTAATATTAATAAATCTAGTATTAATAAATCTAGTAAAAATAATCAAGATATTCAAACTAATCATGATAGAGATTCAATTCCGACAAGAATACAATTTATAAAAAATTTATTAGAAGGTAAAGATCTACAACCTTTAGTAAATTTTGATTCAACAGATACAGAGAATTTTATTTGTAGAAATATAAATGATGATGAAAGTGGTGATTCATATGATACAAGAATAATACTTAAAAAAAGAATATTAGATTTTAAAAATGTTATAAATCAAATAGGTGGTAAATTAAAATATATAAAAAGTGGTTCAACAGGACATACATTTAAAGGTATATCAGAAGATGGGACATTTGAATTTGCAGTAAAAGTAGTAGCATATCCAAAAAAAGAAAAATATGGAAGTATTAATGATATAAGAAGACCAGAAAATGCAGAATTAATGATGTTAAAATTATTAAGTTATTTTATAGTAAAAAGACAAACACCTCATTTAATAATACCATATGGAACATTTAATACAAATATAGATACATTTGTAAATTTATTAAAATTAGATAAAATAGAAGATAGAAATGATAGATATAAAGATTTTGTAGAAAGATATGAAAATGGAGATTTTAGTTCAACAGTATCAATATTAATTAGTGAATGGGCAAATAAAGGTGATTTATTAGATTATTTTAGAAATAATTATAAATCATTTAAATTAATACATTGGAAAGTTTTTATTTTTCAAATATTATCTATTCTTGCAATAATACAATCAAAATATCCTGCATTTCGACACAATGATATGAAAGCAAATAATATTTTAGTACAAAAAATAAGTTTAAAAAAAGAATATTATAAATATTTAGTAGTTGGAGCTAATTATAAAGTTCCAAATATAGGTTATCACATAAAATTATGGGATTTTGATTTTGCATGTATTCCTGGAATAGTTGATAATATGAAAGTAGAATCAAAATGGACAAAAAAAATAAATGTAACACCTGAACAAAATCGATATTACGATATACATTATTTTTTTAATACAATAATTAAGAAAGGATTTTTTCCGCAAATATTAACAGATTCAATAATTCCAAAAGAGGTTAAAGATTTTATTAATAGAGTAATACCTAAAAAATATCGTGATTCAGAAGAATATATACATGAGAAAGGACGTATTTTAGTAAATGATGAATATACTACACCAGATGAATTATTAAAAAAAGACGAATTTTTTGAAGAATTTAGATTAAAAGATGATAAAGATAATAAAGATAAACCAAATAAATATGATATTAATAAATTATTAAGTATAGATAGAAATCCAACAGATTTATTATTTATGTCATCAAAAAAATCATCAAAAAAATCATCAAAGAAATCATCAAAGAAATCATCAAAAAAATCATCAAAGAAATTATCTAAGAAATCTTCTAAAAATTCATCTAAAAATAATAGAATATTACAAAAAAAATTATCTAAAAATAAAAATTCAGAAATAAATTTAAATAAAACAATTGATATAATTAAATTATTAGGTAGTGATTTTAATTCAAAACGTGATAAATTAAAACAATTAGAAGAAAATTATTTAAAAAATCAATAAAATATAAAATAATATAATATACATATATATTATATTATATATGACTTCAAATAATACGTCTCAACAATCATACGATGATATTGATTTTTGTTTAGAAACATTATATAATGCAGTATATAGTGATAATAATTTATATATACTTGAACCAATATCAAGAAAAGATATTAAAATTTCAAATATTAGAAAAAATAGTGATTTTGATTATAAAAAAATATTAGAAAGTAAATTTAAATTTAAAGGATATTATAATAATAGATTACATTATATAAGAGATGGTATTTATCCATCAATGATATCAATCGGATTTTGTGATAAAAAGATTAATTTGAATAATCAATTAAGACCAGAATTATATCACATGGCTATTATGTATATGGCAACAGAATTAATTTTTGAAGAAAATTTTAATCATATTGAAATACCTATTATGTGTTTTGATATTAAGAAAAATGAATTATTAAAATATTTACCAGATATTGATAAAGAACTTAAAAATAATTTTTCAATTGAAAATAATAATGATGATATGTATATAATAATAACAGAACATTATCACAAAACAAATACATTAGAACAATATTTAGATGAAAATAAAAATACAATATCCATAGAACAGATAAAATCAATATTATTTCAAATATATTTTATTTTAATAAAAATGACAGAAAGATTTAATAAATTTAGACATAATAGATTAAATCTAAATTCTATATTAATTAGCCCAAAAGAAAAAAAAACAGATGTTTATAAATTAAATGGAGAGACACATATTATAAAAGATAATGATTTAGATGTAAAACTAACTGATTTTGATTATAGTTATCATGTTAGTGAATATATAAAGAATGATAATAATATTATAAAATTTGAAGGAGGTAATATAGAAAATCCTTATTTTGATGTACATTATATAACTAATTTGCTATATTTATATCTTGATAAAAATAAGAAGAATGAAAATATATATAATATATTAAAATTAATGGATAATTTTTTTAAAGAGATTATACCAGATAAATATATAATTAAAAATATAGAAAATTATAAAGGATTAGATCAAGAATTATATAATAAATCTGAAGAAGAAATTATAACACCATTAAAAATATTAAAAAAAAAATTATTCTTTAGAGATTTTATAATGAATAATGTTAAAGAACCTATAGAAAAATTAAATATTAAAGATTCTAGTATTAAATATATAGATTCAAATTTTTTAAATAAATTTCAAAATAAAAAATCTAATCAATATTATAGTAATATGTTAAAAGGTAGTAGAAAAATTACTGGTCTTGAAATAACTGATTCAAGCAATGATATAGTAGAAGGTGGTGCAAGAAAAAATCTTGGATTATCTGCTACATCAACAATGAAATCATATAAATCTAAAGATAGTAAAAAAAAACATAATAAAAAAAATGTAGTATCATCTACATCATTTACATTCACTGAAAATTCATCAAGAACTATTGTTAATCCAGAATTAACAAGTGATTCATCATATAAACCAAAAAAAACATCTAAATCTAAATCTAAACATTCTAAATCTAAAAAAGATAGAATGAATGGTGGAAAATCTGAAGATAAAAAATCTTCTAGTTCATCATCTTCATCGTCAAAATCATCATCTTCTTCATCTAAATCTAGCTCTAGTTCTGATAGTGATAAAATGAAAAGACAAACAAATAATACTAATCAACAAAATTTAGAATATATTAATTATTTAAATGATTATGATCGTAAAAGCCTAAAAAAATTACCGAGTAATTATGTTGATTTAGCACCAGAACACATGATACAAAATATGCCAAATTTAGATCAACAACCAGTTATGTCTGATATGGGTATGCAAATGAATCCAATGATGCCACCAGGAATGCCAGGAATGCCAGGAATGCCAGGAATGCCAGGAATGCCGGAAATGCCAGCAATGCAAGGAATGCCAAATGGTATTCCACCACAAGCACTTGCACAATTACAAACACCACCAATGCCAGAATCTATGCAAAAGATTGCTATGCAAGCACAGGGTATACCAAATATGGGACCAATGAATTCCCAATTAAATGTACCAATGATGAATAATCCAATGGCACAAATGATGGGAATGCAACCACCAATGCAAATGGGTGGTGGAAAAAAAATGACTAAATATAAACTTGTTACTGATAAAAAATTTTTTTTTTGAAGGGAGGTAGTGGAGAAAAAATAATACCAATGTATCAGGAAAAAATGCATCCAGGGCAACCAAAAGAATATAAAGAAATTGCAACACAAAGACAAACAGAAGAATATCAAAAATTAGAAAAACAAAAATTACAAGAAAAACAATTAATAAATTTACAAGTTTATCAACCAACTAAACCAAAACCAGAAAAAATGCCAGAAGGTGTATCATTTCAACCAGCTTATAGTGCAAATCCATATTTTCCAGCTCAAATGTCTAATATGATGAATCCTTTTAGTATGTCAATGTTAGGTATGACATATCCAATGTCTGTAAATATAAATAAAGTGTATGAAATTAATGCAAATGGTCCAGTTGCTCCACATAATAAATTAAATATGATTTATGAAGATTTATTACCAGGAAAAGGTACATTAACAACATTTAAAACATTGGGTGAAAGAACTAGTCAAATGCAATTCGTTAGAACTGTATTATTTAATGAAGGTGATGGTGTAGAAGTTAATCTTGATGGATCAAGTGTAAATGGTTTATTATCACGTATGAAATTTTTAGATTTAAATCCATATAATACTAATAAATTTTCAAATAATCCATACAAAGGATTACCATCTGGATTTTTATTATATAGAACATGTTATCCAATTAAAAGATCTGAACCATTTGGGCATGCAACATGTGCTAAAGATTCCATGGCAGTGAATGTACGTATATATAAATTAACAGCTGGATCATATTTAATTAATAAACAAAATAATGTAAAAATGAATGAATATAATCAATGGAGAGAAATTATATATTATGAATATATAAGAGAAAACATAATTAAAAAGAAAGTATGTCCAAATTTTGTATCATTATTTGGTTATTATTTATGTAGAAAATCAAATATTAATTTTGATAAAATAAAAATGGTAAATCTTAAAGAATTAAAAAATCTAAATAATCTAAATAATATAAATATACAAACATTCCAACAACAAATGGATGATTTAAATATTCATGATACACAACAGAATCAAATGACAACAGCATTAGTAAAAACATTAAGAGATATAAATCCTGGTCACGTTATTCAAAATTTAGCTACTGAATTAGCTTTAAAAAATACACAATTAAAACAAAAACCTATTGATTTAAATGAATATTGTGGTGAAGTATTAGTAGCATTAACTGAATCACCCACATATAATCTTTTTACATGGGCATCTAAAGTATATCAACAAGAAGGAAATACACGTAGAATGATAAATACAGGATATCACAATGATAAAGTATGGAAATCAATATATTTTCAATTAATGGTTGCATTATATGTATTACATTTAAATAAAATTAATATTAATAATTTTTCACTTGAAAATAACGTATTTATAAAAGACTTATCTGTAGATGGTGCTGCAACAAGTTATTGGAAATATAAAATTAATGGTGTTGATTATTTTATTCCAAATTATGGATATGTTGTATTAATTGATACTAATTATAAAAATCATGAAGAGCCTGAAGATTCAAAACTACATAAATTAGATGGAAAAATATATGATTCATTAAATAAAATACGTGGTGAAGAAAATAAACATACATTAGAAATGTTTAAAAATGCAATAAGTACTAATAATTTTGATGGAAATTTTACAAATCAAGGTGGTGTAAAACCAGATACATCTATATTAACTTTATTATCTAATATGTCTAATCACTCATCAACAGATATTAATGATTATTTCTTAAATTTTATGTCTGTATTTGTGAATAATAGAATTGGTACATATTTGAAAGAACAAGAAACAGTTCATATTAGAAAAGATGATTTAAGAGAATTCAAAAAAGGACAAATTTTAGTACATGAAGAAAGCACAAATACATATAGATTTGTATTATATTTAGATGTCTCTGGTGGCATTGCTAAAGTTTTATCAAAAGATAAGACATCTCAAACTGATCCAAATATTAATAAAGATGATGAACAAATTATAGAAAAATCTTTACAAATTACAACATTATTTAATTATTCATTAACTGAACCTATTGTTCAAAATGCTAATACAAATGAAACAAATCCATCTGAAGAAAATATATTAGAAACATATGTTATTTCTCAAAATTAGATAATATAAATTAAATTTTATTTTTATTATTTTTTATTATTTTTTATTATTTTTTATTATTTTTTATTATTTTTTATTATTTTTTATTATTTTTTATTATTTTTTATTATTTTTTATTATTTTTTATTATT